GGATTCTCATTGAGCTTATTCAATTTGCCTATATGGCATATCTTGCATGGAGGAGTAGACACACTGTTCTGGATCGGCATTTTCAGAGCGCTAGGTCTGTTGCTGCTAGCGCTTAAAGTTGGTGGACGTAAAACAATCGGCAACGATATTTTTGTTGACGTATTGATTACGGTTACTCTAATGGTTTGTTTTTACGGTACATTCAGCGGTATGGCTGCTGCTATGATCGGTGGTCTTTTTGCTTCAATCATTTTGTTTGTGCTCAAAAAAACAATGCGTCATGAAGTATTGACCATTAAAAAACAATCTAAAAAAATATTTAATGCAACCATTCATACTCCTGCTATTCAATGGCAAACTATTGAACCTACTTGGTGGGCAAAGAAATGAAAGGTAGTGCTAAGTATTTTATGCAACGTGTTCATGATGCATGCCTACAACAAGGCGTGCATCTGACAGCAAAAGAATTTGACTTGCCTATTGCAGAAGTTAGACAAATAACTATGCAATACGAAGGTTGGGATGGGACTTGGACTAAGTTTCTTATTCAAAAAGATTTGGAAACAACTTTCCGAAACCAATCAAAGTAAGGTAAGCTTAGCGTATGTCTAAGCCACTTAAACATCAACAGGTTATGAAACTTTGTGTGATGACTGAAGAAGATGTCTTCGGTGATAAACAAACTCTAGCAGAGATGATGGAGATTGTTGCCGATGCTATCAAAGAAAAAAGATTCTATTTTGAACTAATCAATCCACCAAAGGAACATGGGAAACAAGAAAACAGTAGCTAGAAACAAAGGTATATCCTCATCGCCTAAAAGGTTTTTGCAATATCTTTTATGGCAATCTAAATCAAAACGAATCGCTCAAGGTTATGAATATACATTAACCATTGATGAAGTTTTAGATGTTTATAACAAACAACAAGGACTTTGTGCTGTTTCGGGTGTAAAGATGACACATTTAAAAGGACAAGGACACCTCCACAAAAATATGTCAATCGATCGCATAGATAACAATAAAGGTTATACGCAAGATAATGTGCATATTGTATGTTATTACATCAATATGATGCGACGCACTATGAATTTGGATGAGTTTAAAGATGTATGCAAAGAAATTACTACGTTTACTTTACTCAGAAATTATTGTTCTATTGATGAACTAAAAGAAAAATCTATAAGTGAGTGGTGGAGAATCCAACCTGTCATAAACATGACGGTTGATGCAAAAAAATGAGCCCTGCAAGAGGGCCCATTTACTAGATGTAACTTAGGATACGTATACCCAAAGTTCAATTGTTCCAGTACCACCGCCAGCTGGGCCAGCTTGTACTGTGATATCAATTGTATCATCAGATGAGTACTCATAAGGTGCAAAAGCCGCGTCAGTTTTGTCAACGCCACCAGCTTGACCACTTGTAGAACCATCAATGATTCTGTCAGTGTCGCCGCCGTCGCCAACATCAAGGACTAAGGTTGTACCTGTATCAAGATCGTCAACTTTTAGTACGACGTCATGTACAGTTTCACCAGAGAATACGTCAACCATTTTAATAACATCACTTGTTGCAAGAGCAGTAGTAGCCTCAAATTTTGAATATCTAACACCCATTTGCCCAGAAGGGAATGATTTGAAAGATTGATTACCACTTACTACGTCTGAAGTATATGTTGCCATAATGGTCTGCTATTTGTGTATTACATCGACATGATGTAATATTTAAAAACATAAAGCATTCAGGAAGAATGTCAACAATGATTAAGGATAATTAAATGTCTAAAGTTTTAGTCAAACGCAACCCTATTCATCCTTACACATACAAGAATCCTGACGACTTGCCACATATTAAATGGAAGCTAGTTTCTAAAGGAGTTGCATACAACATGATATACAGTAAGCAAATCGGCTGGGAGCGAGCTAAGAAAGGTGAATACGAAGATTGGCAACAACAAATGAAACAACGAGGTTTTAAAATTCTATGAACAAAATCTATCTTGACTTTGAAACTTATTACGATACAGAAGTATCACTCTCAAAAATTACAACACTACAATACGTGCATCATCCAGACTTCAAAATCTGGGGTGTTGGTGTAAAGCTCAACGATGAACCTACCGAATGGTATGGTGAAGATGATTATCTTGATGCATTACAACAAATCCCCTGGGAAGACTGTGCAGTTATTTGCCATAACACTTTGTTTGATGCATACATTTTGACACAGCATCTAGGGTTGTATCCCGCATACTATTACGATACAGCTGCCATGGCCCGGGGTTTGTATCCAAACCAATCGGCTGCATTAAAAGCAGTAGCTGAACGTGTTTTTCCTGACGATGAAACCATGCGTAAAGGAGAAGAACTAGTCAATGCAAAAGGTATTCGCGATTTACCTCCTGACATTGAAGAACAAATTGCTGGTTATTGTATACAAGACGTAGATCTGACTTATGCAATCTTCAACAAGTTTATACAAGACTATCCAGTTGATGAGCTTGATGTAATCGATCTGACCTGTCGCATGTATGTAGAGCCAAAGCTGACCTTGAACCGTGAACTTTTGCTCAAGCACCTTGAAGATACTAAAGTTAGAACAGCACAACTTATTCAAGACTCAGGAGTAACACGTGAAGTTCTTGCATCTCAGAAAAAGTTTGCTGAACATTTAGAAAGCCTGGATATTGTTGTACCAACTAAGAAAAGCCCCAATACAGGTAAACAAATACCTGCATTTAGTAAAACAGATTCGGCATATATACAAATGCAAAACGTTTATCCTGAATACAAACACATCTGGGATGCCAGGGAAGCTGTAAAATCACGTTTAGAAGAAACACGCGCACAAAGGTTTCTAGAAAACATTAATCCAGACGGGACATTTCCTGTGCCGCTTAGATATTATGCCGCACACACAGGACGATTCGGTGGTACAGAAAGTCTTAACTTACAAAACCTGCCCCGGGGATCTGTGTTACGTAAAGCACTTACAGCTCCTGAAGGCCAACGTTTGTTTGTTGCTGACTTATCAAACATCGAAGCCCGTATGCTTGCATGGCTTGCTAACCAAGAAGATTTACTTGACGCCTTTGCAGCAGGACGTGATGTATACAGCGAGTTTGCATCACAAATTTATGGTAAGCCCGTAACCAAAGCTAACAAACTAGAGCGTTATGTTGGTAAAACAGCTATCTTAGGCCTAGGTTATGGTATGGGACATGAAAAATTTAGATACACACTCAAGACAGGCTCTCCTTCAGTTGATGTAAGTTTAATGACTGCCCTTAGTGTTGTCACTCAATACCGTGCAATGTATCCAAACATACCAAGACTCTGGGCTGCATTCAAAGAACATCTTTACACTATGGCTGCAGGCGGAAACAACACAGGTTTACCTTATGGGCCTCTCATTGTTCGTGGTAAAGCCATAGAACTACCTAACAAAATGCGTTTACAGTATCCAGAACTTTCGTTCTTGTCAGGTGAATTTACTTATAACTCAGGTAAAAATACTACAAGAACTTACGGAGCTCGTATGGTAGAGAATGTAGTACAAGCACTCGCCCGGGCCGTGATTGTAGAACAAATGCTAGCGGTAAACAAAATGCCAGAAGTATCCGTTGTATTACAGGTACATGATGAGATTATATCTATTGGCTCAAATGTTAACGCAGACGAGACACTAGCTAAAATAATCGATATAATGAAGACACCCCCACTTTGGTGTTCAACATTACCACTTGACGCAGAGGGGGATCATAGCCAACAATATGACAAATGAGCAATCTAGTTTTAACACGCAGAAAGGGGGACTCAATCATAATACAAAAAGATGATCAGCAACTCTGTAAAGTAACAATTACAGCGTTAGGTCCCAAACAAGTTAAACTTGCATTCGAAGCAGATTCAAAAGTTATCATTGACAGGGAAGAAATATATAATTCAAAACAACAACAATAGGAGATAAACATGGAGTTAGTTTTCCTTAAAGCAAAGCAAAAGCTTGCTAAGAAAATATCGGAACAAGGTGTAACACCTTATCCACTCATTAAGAACTTTACATCAGTTCATAAAACAATAAAAAAAGATCCAAGTAAGTTATTAACTGAACTTACAAAAGCGGCCGCAGCTGGTATGTGTCTACATAAAGGTCCTCTCAAACGCGAACTCAATCATGAACCTCGCGCGTTGATGACAGACAGAGTTGCATCAACTGAGTTACTTGTATTAGATTTTGATAACATACAAGTACCTTTACCTAAAAAACCTGACTTAAATACTCAAGATTTAGAAAACTTAGCTGAGCAACTTATACAACAGATGCCCCAGGAGTTTCATGATGTAACGTACATCGCTCAAGCCAGCGCTTCTCTTGGGTACAAAAAAGATTCTGTATCTTTACATATCTTTTTTATTCTAGAAAATTCTATACATCCAAAAGTTCTTAAAGAAACACTTAAGTTATTAAATTACGAAACTGAATTTTTGGCCGAGCGTTTAACTTTATCTGCAAACGGACAAAGCTTATCTTACAAACTTGACCCGGGTGTAGCTGACAACTCAAAAATTATTTATATTGCACCGCCAACTTTTGTAGGTGATGTAAAAGATCCAATCACAGGTCCTAGATTTGTTAAAGTCGACCGTGGTTCGTCTACCTTAGATCTTTCAGCATTATTGTTTTCAGTTAACCCCGAGCGTGTTCACAACTTAGGCGTGCAAATAAAAGACAACTTAAGAAAAAAATCAAACTTACCAAAGAAAGCTACTAAAACAACAACCGTCAATATAGCAGGAGAAGCCCAAGAGGTATTACAAAACCCTGACAAGATGACTATCGAAGTAAGTAGAGTAGCTGAACCTTATGTTAACTGTAATGTAAATGGGGGTGACAGTGGTGGATATTATTTTTTATTAACAGACCCACATTACATGTATAACTTCAAAGGTGAACCTATTTGGGAAATACAAAAAGCAGATCCAGACTTTTATAAAAATATCTTTGAAATATTTGCAGATAAAATAGATCAAGATAAAAAGTTAAAACCCGTCGCACTACGTGACTTTTACACTGACACTTATTACAACGGAATCTATGATGAAACAATTGAACAATTCACAGACGACTACCCGCTTACTCCGACAAATAAACAGTCGATTGATGATTTTATGCGGTCTCATAATCGTCCTCCCCTCGATTACATTCCTGATGCTAGGGTTGTTTTTGACCCGTCTATTAATCAAGGTATTCAGTTAGAAGAAGCTCCATACTATGTAAACTTATATAGGAAAACATCCTATATGTTAAAAGAAGACTCGTCTGCACCCGAACTAGAATATGGGACAGCTAACAAACTCCATGTAGCAACACCACTATTTGCTAAGTTACTGTCTCATGTTCTTGGTGGGGGCAAAACAGAATTTGAACACTTCATTAATTGGCTTGCATACATCTACCAAAACAAAAAGAAAACAATGACAGCATGGATCTTTACAGGAGTTCCTGGTACCGGTAAAGGTTTGTTAATTCATAAAGTACTCAAGCCACTTTTTGGTGAACAACAAGTACCTATGCGAGCATTAGAAAACATAGAAGAACAATTCAACTTATACATGCGTACCGCACTCTTTCTTGTAGTTGATGAATTTAGAATGGCAGACTCTGGCTCTGTAGGTAAAATGGCTGACAAACTAAAACATCAAATAACAGAACCTAATCTTACTATTCGCGCAATGCGTACAAATCAAATTGAGCTACCAAGTTTCTGTAACTTCTTGTTTCTTACTAACCGAGGGGACGCAGTCAAAATAGAAGATGGCGATCGTCGTTACAACGTAGGCCCCAGGCAAGAAGTAAAACTAGAAAAAGTTTATCCAGAATTACTTGATCAATTAGATACTTTAGATGCTGAGCTATACACTTTAGCAGGAGTATTAACTAAATTTAAAGTTGATAATCGTATGGCACATACAGCATTAGAAAACGAAGCTAAAACACAAATGAAAGAAATATCTATGTCAGTGCTTGAAGAGTTTGCATTTGCAATTAGACAGCGCAACCTTGAATACTTTATAGATATATTAGAAATCCCACTTACAAATACTTTTGACGCCGGTGGTATAAGTACAGCACAACGTTACGTAAAAGATTGGATAGCTAAATTAGGCCATGAATCTTGTATACCTATGACTCATCTCAAACTTGTATACGACATA